TGCTAGTAGAATCACCTGCACCCAATATGCAAGCCAGTTTACTATCGTATTCGATGAGTGTCCAACTACGTTTCTCTTTGTTAACCAATAGTGTTACATGCGTACCATTAGTTGTTTTGCCGACCCAAACTGGCATCTCTTTGTATTCTTCTGTAAAGTATCGCATTACGGATTCGGCATTTGAACATCTTATTGATTTCGACAGAGTAATGACTTCTTGTGCGAATGTTGTAGTGCTGAACAGGAGTGCTAAGGTGATGATTGTTTTACGCATTGTGGTTCCTCTATGTGTTGCATGGCTCGTTCGTGAAGTTTATCCCATACGTCTGGTTCTCCCCAGAAAAGGAATACTAGTAACAGGATTGCTAGAATGTCACCCATTGAGAACCTCCAAGAATTCTTTCGGAAGGCGGACGTTGGAAAGTCCGGAGGCGCTTGAAAACATCGGTGCTATCTGAGAAGGAGTATAACCAGCAAGGCCACATCCAATAGCAGTAACATTAAATACCAGTTCAGGCATATACTTAGCAAATTCTATGAACTGATTGACATATACTCTAATGTAAGTTAATGGCAAGGTTTCGATATTCTGGTCTTTTGTTGGAATACCATAAGAGTCGCCTTGTAGTCCGACACCAACACCATAGATGGCACCGTGGTTGTCAGCAGCAAACTTTGCGGCACCAGCACCGTGTCGGCCGGCCAGGTTCGAACCAAAGACAAAGATTTCTCTTAGAGGTGTCGGTGTTCGGCCAATACAGAGTTCACAATCCGGTTCATCACAGGTATCTTCCAACCATTCGTTGGTCTGTTCGTCATAATATGCATCATACTGTTCTGAATATTTCTGGTTCATAATGTTTCATCATCTTTATGCAATGGGCAAATTGTATAGGTTCGTGGTCAGGATCCGGTAAGTTATCACCGTGTTTCTGTTTCAGTTTCTCATAAATGGCTAAGGCCTGTTCATCGGTCATTATATATCTTTAGTTTTTCTTTATTGGTATTATTGAAGGTTTTAAATCAACACCAATATTTTTCAAATCCCACATTTGAACATCATTAATCAAATCACTTTCTTTAATTTTTATTGGCTTAAACCATTCGTCTTTCCAATATTGCATTGGTTTATATTTGTATGTATATTTTTCAGGTACGACATCCAATTGAGGTAGTCCCATATTTTTGTAAGCATCTCTTGTGATAACTTGGTGTACAAAATTTGTAATTGGTCCACGATAGAACTGACACCAAGGTCCAACATCAAGTTCTTCCATATCTATATTAGTAACATCCGGCCATTGTATTAAACGTAAATCAATTCCCTTCCAATTCATCATGATATGATAAGGATTATTATCTGATTTAGATATTGAGATTTCATCTCCAAGAATGTTTTTGATGTACTTAATCATTTTACTCAAATAAGAACGTTCCTTATCCGAACTTCTTCCAATAAAACTACCACAACGAATTCTGAAATGGTCTATTTTTGGATTAGCCAATAATCTTATTTCATTTAATATTTCAGGTAAATGTTCGTAACTCTCTATAGTATAACCGACATAACCACAACCAACACCATATTCTAATATGTTGTTTAAACCACGAAGTTGTTTATTATGTACTTTTAATCCTTGATAACTACTGTGATTTAATCCTACGCATACGCTTTTAAGTCCAGATTGAAATATCTTTTTCGTCCAATCAGCACTACTAAATTTCAATCCGTTTGATAATAATTCAAATTGTTCAAAACCCAAAGAGTCTATTTGTTTACACAAATCAAAAAAATCCGGCCTCAATGTAGCCTCAGCTCCAGCCAACATAGGAATACCAGTTTTTGGAAAACCATCAATTTGTTTTATGATATCTTCTATTTTTCTATCTGTGATTTTATTATCAGGTAAATGATAACAATGTGGACATTCTAATTGACACCTATCACTAGCTTCAAATAAAATTTGATTGACAGATGAATTTGATATTGGTAATTTTTCTTTTAGGTCCTCATACATTTCTTGAAAATGTTCAATACCGTAATAAAATTCAACATCTGTTTCTACAACACTATGCATAATACCATGTTGCGGACATTTTTTGGCCATTAAAATTTCTTTATCATTTTCATATACAATTCCTGGTATATGTTTATAACAATGATTACAAAGACTAACTGTTTTATGTATGAAAAACATTATTCAATAAAATATCTGTTAACAACTACTTCTAAGATTTCCATAACTTGTTCTGCTGTCAATGAATTGTCTTCTGCCAGCCTGTCTTCCAAAGGAATGACATACCAACGCCAAGCATCTTCTTCTTCAAGAAACTCATGCCATGCAAACAAACAAACTTCTTCATCTGGACGGTGTTGCACCATATTACCAAATGTGAAAGAATGTGTATCGTGTTCAGGAAAAACAAAACCACGTTTTGCAGAATCTTTATGAATATAGATTGCATATGATTCTAGGTTTGTATTACCGTGTTCTACGTATTCGTAGTCACCATTGGCATCTTCAGTTTCTAAATCACCATAACCATCAAATGCAACTTTGATTTCAGAAATAGGAGAAATGTTATCACCAATTTCTGGTTCTAGAACCTCAGTCCTATTTTTTAATATTTTAATTAAATATTCTTCGAATTTATTATAACCGTATTCGTCCATTTTATACCTCTTTATAAATGTTAGACCAGATTTTCAGTTTCTCTTTTTTGGCCTGTCTGGCTGCGTTAATATTACTGTCAGAAACAATACACTTCTCTACCATAATATCTATCATAGCCAAAAGGTCTCCAACTTCTTCTTCCAAACTCTGCATGTTACTTTTGTTTGTAACAGGATGCACGGAGTCAAAACCGAAACGGAAAATCTTTGAGATTGCCTGCGTCACTTCAGCACATTCTTCCTGTGTGATACAGAAAATCTCTTTGGTCTTTTTATCCATTAATAACCTCATTCAACAAAACTTGGTTGCCATCGGCACCTTGACACCAAGATTCGGCAAAATCTTCTGCTTCACTCTCGGTACGAATCGTGGTTCGTTGTACCACTTTGTTCTCAATGTACAAGGCAACTTCCCAAACATCAAACTGTCTGTCGAGAACACCTCTAGCAAGTCTAGTCACGGTAGCCTTTCTACCTGCACCATAATATTCTGAATAAATTTCCATAATAACTCCTATGTAATAAGTCCGATAAAACGATTCAGTACAACACGACTGTTATGTTTGCCATTATTGTACTTTGTAAATGCAGAGGCAATACCTCTGAAGGTTGAGTTTTCTTTAACTTCGAAAGTAGAATCCTCATCGGTATCTAGGCCATTTGACCGCAAGATATAGTACTCATCATATCCAGTATTCTCCAGAATGGCAAACTTAGATTTTCTAAAATTGTCCTTCATTTCTTCGTGGTTCATTTGTTTCGGAAACCACTGATGCACTTTACGGTTAAAATCTCTACCATTGATAACATAAAAACCAATAACATTAGAACCAGTTCTTGCTTTCAACAAACGAATGAAAGCATTTGTCTGTGCTTCGTAACCATTTTTACCATCAATCTTTTCTTCATGTTTGGTAACAGGATCACGAATAACTAATCTTTCACACTTCATGTGTACATCTGTTAGTCCGTAATAAGAATCTTTTTGTAAATAACGGTTAGCATTATTACTTTCACCGTCTGTTAGAAAAATTGTATTGACAATCTGTAATTTGTTTTTCTTTTGAAATTCAGGAACGATAGTCATTGCATGAACGATTGCTTGGTTCAGGGGTGTGCCTTGCATATGCATCCAATGGGGGAAATAACCACGGACTTTGCCTAGACCAGCCATACAAACTAATGATGAACCTGCATAAGTGAACTCGGAACTAGACATCCTAGATGATAATAGGTTCATCAAACCATAAGGTTTGAAATATATGTCATTTTCTTTTGGTGTTTGTTTGGTTAGTTTTTCCGTTTCGGTGTCTTCAACAAAAGCAAACACTTCATAGGGTATGTTCATTTTCTTGCAGAACAATACCAAATTGATTAATTGTTTCATTGTGTTACCGATGTGGTCAATCATAGAACCAGACCAATCGAGGAACATAACAAGTCCGTGTGATTTACCACCAGGAACAACCGAGATTTTCTTAAAGATATCTTCACTGAAACCATAAGAGTAAATCTTATTCATATTCAACTCACCAGTTTTGGCAGTTGTTGTGCGTTTCAACTGGTCAGCATTCTTACGCATTTCAAATTCTTTAACAAGGTAGGAAACTACTTTGTTACTTTCATTTCGAATTTTAAGGAATGTTTCTGTTGAAGAACTGAAGTTTTCTTCTTTGTATCTTTTCCAAATATATTTGTGGTCAACAACATCTTTTGGATTAAAATATGGAATATTTGCGTATATAATATTACTCAAACTATTGTCAAAAAGTTGCTTTTCGTTTTCTTTATAGGCAGCATCAGTAAAAGAACGAATCTGGTCTTCCAGGCTTACTTTCTTATCTTCTTCTACAGAATCAAATTCATCACCATCAGATTGTTTGTTAGATTCAACCTCTTGTTCTTCTACATCTTCACCATCTTCAAAAGTTTGTTCTTTTGAATTGCCTTGGTCATCAAAATCAACTTCTTCATATTCTGATTCGTCTTCATCTTCACCATCATCATTGTTTTCAGCTTTAGCTTTAGCACGCTTTTGTTCTTCTTCTTCTAATCTGCGTTTCATGTATTTGATAATTTTCTTCGATACATCAATAACATCATCATAGGTTTCGGTGGTTTCAACTTCATTAAGCAAACCACGTTCTTCATCATTGAATTCAATACGTAATGCTGCGCCGCCTTTGCAGTGCAGGTTAATGCGGTCAAGAAAATTCATCTTGTTGATATCTGTTCCTTTGATACCAAAGAAATCTCTACTCATAAGCTCACCATAAGCTTTGACGAATGAATTTTTAAGGCCTGGATATTTGTATTTGATTTTGCGTTCAATACGGGAATCTTCAACCACATTAGATACATCTCTGATAACCTTTTCATCTCTTGCTTTCAACATACCATCCATAGGCGTATAGAGAGCATGGCCAACTTCATGTCCTGTAAAAAGGTCATAAAGAGCACTAGAGATATTTTTATCCAGTACCGGAAGTGTCAAAATCCGATTCTTAACGTCAAAAGATGCTGTTGGTACCGGACGTTGTTCAACAACAAGGTTCTCGGTTGCCATCAATTTGGCTAAAAGTGATTTTGATTCAAGTAATTCCATTATTTTTTCTCAGTCATAATAATAACATTGCCTGTTGGAGTTTCTTCAACTCTCATATTTAACACAGTGCCTTCTTTCCAGCCTGTTTCAGCAAGCAATTCATCAGGAAATTGTAAGATTGCATCGCCGGTGCCGTCATTCGCTTCTTGCAAATCAATAATATATCTCTTACTCATAATATTCCTTCATTTTCCTGTACCAATCTTGGTCATCTTCATGTCCTGATAGTACTGCCCACTTACGGACAACTTCATCTAGCAATTTCCAGTCAATAGGATCTTGCGGTTCTTGTTTTAGCTCAGTGTTTTGCGACATTTTAGTCTCCTACAACAGCAATTTGCGACAAAATTGTCTTTTTCTCATCTTTACGACTGTATTTTACGACATTCTTATGTGCTTGTACAGGCTTGATTGGTGTACGACACACAGGACGTTGTAATTTTACAACAAAACTCATTTTCTTACTCATTTTAGCGCCTCATTTTTGAAATTTCTACAGCTTCCTGACTGTTAAACACAGGAACAGCGTTTGATTTGTGCATTGTTGCTATTCCCATCACTTTTGTGCCAGTGTAAACCTTCGGTGTTGCTTTAGTAGCGACACCGTTACCTGTATTTAATGACGGATAATGCACAGTTTCACGACCGGCAGGTGCCGACAGTTTATATGTTAGTTGATTGCTTGTGGATTTGATGGGTTTCGATGTTTGGTGTGATTTCAACCACGCATCATATTGTTCACGCACAGCTTTTGGTCCTAGTTTTTTCTTGGACTTTGCGATTCGAACATATATCATCATAAAAATCTCCTAAACAATGGTTGTATTATACACCATCCATCAAAGAGTGTCAATAGTGGTGTTGTTAATTTACAACATCAGTAATTAATTTTTTGGGATTTGTTATATCTTTGATTGGATTCAAAAGACTCATACTCATCGTAGTACTTTTGTTTTCGTTGTTGCTTCTGACGTTTTTTGTTTCTGTTTTCCTCTTGGAAATACTTCTCATCATCATAGTCTCGCTGGTTGCGAAACTTTCCAGAAAATTTAGACACTTTAATTAAACTCCTTGATTAATAATTTCAAATGTTGTGAATGTGATGCCACGAATACGAGCTTCTGGCATATCCTCTACGTTTGTTTCTGAAACATAGATTATATTGGATGCGGGATAACATAGTTTTATAAGTTTTAGTAAATTACAGCAGGTTCCATCAAAATCATTAAAAGCAAACACCTCATCAACATAAGAAATACTTTCTACAAATTCTTTTCTTTGTTCGAATGTACTTTTGGTCCTATTTCGACATAACTCCATATAGGAGTCAGAATGAACTCCTACAACAAGCCAATCACATTTAGATTTGCATGTTTTTAATAATTTAAAATCATTATAAGTTATGTAATCGAATTCACCTGATAAGACAATGATGTTTTCTTTTTTCGTCATGGCAACATGTCTGGAAATGCCTCTTTTACAAATTTATAGTCTAACCCTTTTACTCCCAAATCTTTTTGGAAGATACCCAATATAACTTCTGCTTCCCGTGGTTCAATTGATTCTAACATTTGAATTAGTAATTCATTTCTACGGTGTTCATTTAATTTTTCTGCGGTTGGATCACCAACTCTGAACATATACATTCTACGTATTTGTCCATTAATATTATCATGTGTAATACCAGGTAACATATCTGTTGGTATACGATAATTTTCTGGCAGTTCTTTAATTTTCCATTGAATGTCTGGATGATAAGCCAATTTCAATACATCAACCAATGACTGTGAAAGATTTTTAGAAATTACATCCATTCTTTCTTTTTTATTCTTAGCCAGTTCAAATTCATCAAAAACTTCATATAGCGATTTCATTAAAATTCCCCAATAACATCTATTAAACTTTTCAGTTTGTTTGTAATTAAATAATCCAGTATCTTACCTTTAGGTGCTGGTTTGGTTTCTTCATAAGTATTTATAATTTTAGTCTGTATATCACCTGGTATATTTCTTAGGTCAATCAACGTCTGGTTACGTGAAAAACCGATACGTGCATTTTCATCATCATATTCACTATAGTCTTGACCCATGAATTTTGTAAGTTTGGATTCTGTCATAACCTTCTGACGAATCTCACGCACAAATGTGTCACTCGGTGAAATAATATTTGGAATGCCATCACCTTTATCACCATGAATGATTTTTTCTTTCAATTCATCAAGTGGATTCTTAGAAATGAGAAATTTCTTCTGTGCAGGATTATATTGTTTAACGGTATACTCACTTCGGCCGTTATACATCTGTAATTGCAAGAAATCACCATCACTTGAAATGATTAGGATGTTTTCATGCATGATATGTCGTGGTA